ATCTCGGCCTTCGAGGCACGCTCGTTGATGTTCATTTGTCGAGGTTCGATTGAACGTAGCGGCTTCTAGGTCCGCTTCGCTCACCCTAGCCCATCGCCGACCCGTCCGGCCAGAATGTTGCAATTCTTCACATACCTTTCTTTTTTTCCTGGTATGTAAAGTTTTGTGACAGGCGGGCCAGATAGCTGCCGGAAAATTTTCCCAAAAATGACCCCCTATAAGGGCCGGTAGGGTTAAAAGAATTGGCGTATTGACTCGATCTAAAATCACTTATATCTAGATAACGTATTTATAAAAATGCCTGTATCTCCGCAGGACTTTGCACTTTGGTCCGACCTCACAGGCAATCCATATCCCAGCACTCCTGCCGAGCGGATGGCACTCGCTCCGGAAGTTTATCAGTTCACCCGTGGCATCGGCCGTCGCGGTGGGATTCAAATGAGTCCTTTAAGAAAAGCCGTCGATGTAATTGGTAAGACCGCGCTTGCTGCTGGCGCAATCGCTGGCGCGGCCTATCTTGGAGCCGAAGGGTATAAGCGACTCAATCTTGATGATGAGCCTGGCGTTCCCTCTTCTCCTGAGCCTGTGGCAAATCCTGCAGCTGTTCAGCCTGCAGATATAACACCGCCGACCACTGCAGATCGTTATGGGCAGGACATTGTTCCGCACCAGACTTCGACCATGCAGGAACTCCGGGGCGTATCTCCTGCTAAGCCGACGGTTGTTTCGTCAGAACAAAAACCAGCGACTCAAAGTGAGGTTATTACTTCTAGCCAAACTTTCACCCCTGGGACTGAAATCGAGCAGCTCACCACAAAAGAAGCGCCATACAGCCCTGTTCGTGATCGCGCTGATGAGTTAATCGCCGAGTTCCTCGGTGGTGTTAGTGCAGAACAACGGGCTCAAAAAAGAATTGATCAATCCGTTGCTGAATATGCTGCTGGCATTGCTGGAAGGGGTGAACGTGTTCTTAAGGATGTTTTAAAAGAGGGGCGTGAAGAGGGAATCAGCCCGATCGGCATGAAATCAGTTCAAGCCGCTCAATCGTTCCGACAGACTCCTGAATACGCGACGATGATGCGTGGTGCTGGCGCATCCATGGAACCGGAAGAACTTGTAGGAGCCCCTGGAGCAGAAGTCGTAATTTCTGGTGTTCGTCCTGTGCCCACCACACGCGTAGTAGGCGTTGAACCCGTAGAGGTTGACAGTCCTATTGCCGAGATGGCTGCACCTACGAAAGTAACTGTAGTTAAGGAACCTGTTGCAGTTGCGGTGAAATCTGAACCTTCAGTGATCGAGACTGCTGCTCCTGAAACCATTGAACTAGCTAAGAAAGCTTTTGGCCACCTCCCCCTGGAGCAAGCCGTTTCGCTACTGACTAAAAAGAGTGTCAGTTCTCCTGTCGTAACTGTTCAGCCTACCGAGACTCGTGTTGTCAAAGAAGGTAAGATCAGTCCAAATGAGTTTCTTAGTGCAATGAGTCAACAACAAGGCCCTTTGGCTTCTTACACAATTCCCTCTGAACGGAGCAAAGCTGTCAGCGGCATGACATTTTATCCCGGTGGCGAAGTAGGTGTTGAGATGAAGAGCCGTGGTAAGCCCGTCGAATATGCCTACGCCACTTCGGACCCGTACCGTCTGACAATGCGGGACTACGCAGAAGAAGGTTTCCCTGAATCAATGGGCAGTGTTGCGGGAATTGCCGCCAACCAAGCTTTAGCTCATCAAATGGGTCTTCAGAAAGCTGTCGAGAGTGGTGGCATGATCCGAGAAAAGCGTCAACCTGTTTACGCCGGTTTGATGAGTGATGCAGATATCACTGCTGCCGGAATGGGTAAATCTGCACGGATGAAAGAACAGGCTGAACGGCACTTTGAAACGAAGCAGATTATGCAGGAGCTAGAGCAGCGTGCCGCCGCACGTCGCGCAGGCTTACTCTGAGTAGGATAAAAATACAGAGATAGGGAGTAAATCATGTCCTTTCTGGAACCCGTCATTGCTGCGCTTATCGGTGCTGGCGCCGCAGCACTTGCTGCCTGGTTGAAAGGAAATACAACTGCACTTAATCTGTTTCGGTATGGCCCCATCGTAAAAAAGGCTTACGACATCATCGATCCTGTCCTGGATCAAAACCTTGCTCGCTGGGACGGATCTAAAGTAGATCGCGCTTTTGAGATGGCAATCGAAACTGTTGCCGATGGTAAGTTGACCGCAGTCGAGATTAAGAAGCTCGCTATGGACATGGCGAAGAATTGGTTACCCCAAGTAGCTGCCGATAAAGTCCGTGCTTTTGAAGCGTCTTCTACTGAACTCCAGGCTGCCAAGGTGATCGCCGCTAAGGTTGACGCCGAATCCTGATAAAATAGTACTTATTACGTTAAATCATGGCTGGCGACGAGAAGTGGATTCAGGGAGCTGTTAAACGCCCCGGTGCTTTTTCAAGGAAAGCTGAAGAAGCTGGGATGTCGACAGCCGAATATGCTTCTAGAGTATCTTCAAATCCTGAAGAATATGATGAGCGTACGGTCAAACAGGCAAACTTGGCAAAGACTCTGAGTAAACTTCGCAAGAAAAAAGAAGGTTAATCCTAAGTGTCTAGTATTTTCAACAAAAATTATCCTTCACCAGCTGAAAAGTTTTTCCGCGCTGGGGAAAGCCCTTACTCAGGAACCTTGGGGCCAAACCGAACTGCTGACCCCATTCGGGATCCGTGGGCCGCAGAAGTAAAAGATAACCCAGATTACGCCAACTTTTACACTAACCGTACGTTTGAAAAGGTTGTACCGCAGTCACAAGCGAAGATTGATGCGGCTGCTGGCACAGACGAACCAAATTTTGCTAATCCAGGTGATCAATCATTTGCTAAAGATTTTGCCAAAAAGTATGCTGAGGCGATCTCTCGTGGTCTTGTAGAAGAAGATCGAGCAGTGACAAGAGGTAGCCTGGCTAGAATCAGTACACAATATGCCGATGCAGGATCTAACGAGAAAGATCCAAATACTGCAGGTAAATTCCCAAATCAAGGAGTATCAGTGTGATGGCGGCTGGGGCGGCTACTCGGATGGCAGGAAAGGCACTTGGGGACTTTTTTAAAGTTCTAGGGCCGCTAGCGAGTTCTGCAATTGAACAAAAGGTTTTAAATAAACTTACAGGCGCTAGTGAGGCCGTCGATGCTCCGGGCATCATGGGCATTGCAGCACGCAATCCCGAAACAATCGCAAAAGTTGCTGGTGCTGCAACTCCGCTTGCCGCTGCAGGAGTTGCCGCTGGAGGCGCCGCGTTACTTAATCGTGCCCTCCAGCAACCTACTAATCTTTACGCACAGTCTCAATATTCTTTACCTGTTCAAAGGGTAGGTACTCAGGTGTCGTATGCAAACCAACGTTATACCCCTGGTTTATCTCCAATGACAAATCAGACGGTAGCTGAGTCTATGTTGGAGCAACAGAAATTTGAACATCAGTTACAGTTAATTCAAGCACGACAAGCAGCCCAACAAGGTGCGGGTACGTTGTCAGGAGCTGCTGGATCTGGATTAGATATTATGGGGTTATCTAATAAAATTTTCGCCCCTGTAAGTTATTAGGATCATGGCAATAAGTTACGGAGATATCGCTCCAGGTTATAAAAATCCTTTGGGTGATGATGCGCCTTCGATCAAGGGTTCTTTTGACTGGGGATCCTTTTCTAAAGGCACTGACTGGAACCAAACTCCAGAAATCGATAAAACTGGGCTTTTTGAAAGTTTATTTGATAAAGCCAAAAAAAGAGATAAGTATCGCTCACAGGTAGAGGAAGAAGGAGGCGGTGGCCGTTTCGGGGCAGACCGTGGATTTGGTGGCGAGTGGAGCCGAGGTGGAAGTGGACAAATTTTAGATAATTTAGGGGCGATATATCCTCAGCAATTCAGCCCGATGTATATCCCTGGTGTACAGGGTGAATCTGGAATGTTTAGTAAGATAGCAGGTGTCGCCGCTCCTTTCGCTAGTTTAATTCCTGGTGTGGGCCCGGTCGTTTCTGCTGGATTGAGTGCAGCTTCTCGCACCGGCTGGTGAGATTATCGGGTTTAAAATAACAATCAAGAAGACATAAAAGAATGTTACTTCCTATTGCAGGTGCTCTTTTAGGCGGCATCGAAGGTTATCGTCGTAGCGGTGGCGATATTGGTGCAGCAGCCCTTGGCGCTGGTCTTGGAGCTGCTACTCCCGTCGGTTTTCGAATGGCCGGGACCGCTCTTGGCGGATTAGGCGCAGGTGCGCTCAGTAAGACCGCACTTGGTGGGCTGCTTCAAAGGCAGGCCGCGCAAACCGGAACCTCTCTCCTCACTCAAATCCCAGGTGCTGCAGGGGCAGCGGCTGCTGGATTGGGCTTGATGGCCGCACCTGCTTTAGCAGGCAAACTTGCATCCGGTGCTGCAGGTCCCGCACGTTCTGCAGCTGGTGGTGCCGCTGGTTTAACCATCCCCGCTATGCAACCTGGGCAAGCAACTTATGACGCAGGTTCCGCTGTTCCTGGTGGGCTGCCTGTCGGTGCGTCCCCTTATGGGACTGTTGATATCGTCAATCCCGCAGGTGCATTTGGTGCTGGCCGTACTGCGCAACTCCTGGAAGGAGACGTTCAACTGGCCAACATGCGCAAGCTGATGCCCGAACTGTTCAAGGCGTCCGAGGCACGTTCCAAAACTGAATTCCAACGCCAGATGGCTGCCGCTGGTATCCGCCAGAATATTCTGACCGCTGCCAACATGCTTGAGCGTAGTCAACAGGCTGCCCAGCAGATGGGCCTGAATGCTGCATCGCAGGCTGGCGCTGCTTTAACCCAACAGTATCAATACAGCTGATATGAACGCCTCTATTTGGAGTGGTCCTGATTCGCCGTTTTTCCAACCAATCCAGGGATTTCCGGTAGGCACTCCTTTTAGAGCGCCATTACCGGAATACGGTAAGGGCAAAGTTTCAAAAGAATTTAAAGAGCCGTTACCTACCACTGATTTCTCTGCAATTCCATACCCTATGGTTGGGCTTGATTTTCAGAGTGGTAAACGGGATCAAGATTTACTATCCGGAATCGATTCTGCCCTTCCTTCACTGAGTCCGCGTGCTCAGGAATACTATGATTTTTACACCGCTACCTCGCCGCTACGTCTTGCCGAGCAAGAACAGCAGGCTAGATTATCTTCTCGTTTAACTCGAGAGCAGCTTGCCAGTCTTTATCCTTATCTGAGTGCAGCGGGAGCAGAATCAACCGCTCGTAATCTTGCTGCCAGCAAAGAGTTTGGTGTATTCAAAGAGCAACTTCCTAGTTCAGTACAAAACATCATGGCCTCAAAGCAGGCACAGGTGTCTTCTGCCGCAAATGCGGAAGCTGCGCGTCAACAAGCTACGGCGCTCCAACAACAGGCAGCCAAACAGTTTGCCGGTAGTTTCGCTGGTAAGTACATCCAAGCGGCTTGACATTGATACTGTTGTTAAACTGACAGAAGCGAGACACTAATTATGGGCTCCAGAAGGGCACCTTCCCCGAAGATTGAATATGCGCCGGCTCCGCCACCACCAGCGCCACCGACTCCTGTCCCCACGCAGTCGCTCCAAACTCAGACTGCATTGAATGAGGTCAGCGGTGCTCAACAACGACTCAATATGGAGCTCGGTGCGCAGCTGGACCGCACGAACGCAGAATTCTTCACTGGCCAGGACATCCGTAAAACCCAGGCGATTGGTGCCGAAGAGCGTCTACGCTTAGGTAAAGCAGGTGAAGAAGAACGTGCTAGTACAGTCACTGGCGGCGAACAGGAGCGCCTAGGAATTGCTGCTACTGGTACCGAGTATCGTGCTGGCCTGGAAACAGCCGGTAAGGAAACTCGTCTCACTGACTTGCAACAAGAGATGTTTAGGCGCTATAAAGAGAACAGAGATTACGAGCAGGCGCAGAGCCAGTACCGAACATGACGGAATGGATTCGAGGTTTAACCGACAAAGACCGCGAATCCTTCTTAGCATTCTGTAAAAGAGCCAGCTCTCCTATTCAAATGTACCTGTATGCCCGTTTTCTAGGGTTTACAGGCAGCATCGTGGATTGCGATGAGTGGTCGCGAAAAGAATATAAAAAAAGAGACTTTAATGGACTCCTTGAGATGGAGATTGACTCCATGCAGCAGGATATCGCCAAGCTGCGCGACGCAATTGATATGGGGATGGTCAAACAAGACATGGGGACATCTCGTATTGCCATGCTACAAAAAGAATTACGCGGAGCAATTAAGCAGCTGAACGACGAGAAAATCCTGATGGATAAACAAGGTTTGATCCTCGCTGGCGCAGACCGGGCGCTGCGGGAGATGTTATCTATCTTCCGAGATGATCCCATCGAAGGCCCTTTGCAGGAAGCTTCGATGGGCGTCTGGACTAAGATCCTTCAGGAAGAATCTTAAAAAGCAGTACGCTATGCTACGGGCATAGTGATGAACTGTAAGTGTGGCGGGCACCAGTATCTATTCTGTTTATCGTCGTACAGCTCGTGCTGCTGCGCAGAAGCGTGTCGTAAAGCAAACGACTACGGTTGATATAGAGAGAGCGCGGACAGATTTTGCTTATTTTTGTGATGTAGTTGGTGATAAGCCTCCAGCGCGACATCACCTGGAGTGGCACAAACATCTTTGCACTGAACAAGATTCTGTCTGCTTAAAAGGCATCGCCGGACCCAATATCGATATTCTCGCTCCTAGGGGTAGTGCTAAATCTTCGGTCTTAGGCTTGTTTACCGCTTGGACGATTGGCGTCCACGCGCTTCACAAGATGCCCTTGAAAATTCTTTATATCTCTTATACCATCGACGTTGCGCGACCGAAAAGTGCCGCAATTAAACGAATCATCGAAGAAAGTAAAACGTATGGCGAAATTTTCCCGATGGTGAAGATTGCCAAGGGAATCAATTCAAATGAATACTGGAGTATTGATTGGAAGTTCGCCGGAATCAAGTCCACTGGTGAGGAAGAGTTTACTGTTTGTTGCGCAGGTCTAAAGGGTGCTGTGACCTCGAAACGTTCTCATCTTTGTATCATCGACGACATTTGCAAATCTGCCGATGAAATTAAAAATAGAGATATTCGAGCGGCAATGGAAGATAACTGGAACTCAGTTATTGTTCCCACCATGTTTGAAGGTGGTCGGGCAATTTGCCTGGGTACGCGATTCCGCCATGACGATATGCACGGTACCACCTTCATTCCTGCTAATGATTGGGTTCAGCTGGTTCAATCTGCGATTATTCCTGATGAGGAAGGTGATGAAGTTTCTTATTGGCCTGAGATGTGGTCTTTGGAATACTTACAAGATCGCCGACGCATGGCCCCAATTGCGTTCAGCTTCCAGTATCAAAACCAGATCGTACAAACTAGTGAACTTTCACTGTCTCCTGACTTAATTGTGAAAGGGACTATCGCCACGCAATTTGATTCCCTTGGGGTTGGAGTTGATTTATCTGCTGGCGTTAGAGAACAAAACGACTATACGGTTTTTGTCATGGGTGGTCGTGTCGGAGACAAGATACACATTGTCGACTGTAAACGGATTCGAATCATGGGTAACCTCGAGAAATTAGAGGCTCTCATGGAGATGATGGAGGAGTGGGGTGTTGTTCACAAGGACAACGGACGGTATTTCCCCACTGGCAGTAATGTGGATATTTGGTCGGAGGCTGTGGCCTATCAGGCTTCCTTGGAAGCAGATTTCAAGCGGATCTGTTTAGGTGATCATGGTCTGTACAACTTGAACTGGCACGCCATCAAGGGTTTCCGTGGTGACAAGGTTGCTCGTTTCCGAGGTATTATGGGTTTGTTTGAGCAGCGAAAAATCATCTTTAATAAATTTCGTCGTTTCGGACCACTCACTGATGAGATCGTTAACTTCGGTGTAAGTTCACACGACGATTGTGTCGACGCTCTCGTCTGGCTCTGCAACGGCCTCATGACCCGTGGGAAGCTGGAACTGGAATTTTAAATTTAGAAGTGAATAGGGATAAAGTATTTTGGACCTAAACTAGGAGAAGCCTTTTCCAATGTCCACCAGCTACTACACCATCGAGCTCGAGCAAGATGCTTACGGCTCTGCTGTTATTCCCCTACCCGACGAGCTGTGTCACGACATGGCGCTTCAACCTAACGAGCGGTTTGATGTCGAAGTGGAGGACGATACAATTACACTCAAACGTATTGCCGCTGGCTACGATATTGAAGAATAATCTTGAGATCAATCACCCATGAGCGATAGTCCCAAATCCACTCTAGATTCTATCCTCAAGGCGGTCATCACTCGTGATGGTACTGGTCCAGCCGATACCATGCTTGTCAACGCGCATCTTTCTCAGATGCGTATGTTTGGCATCCGCCAAGGTGTTGAGTTCTATCCAGAGCAAGATAATTTCGGTACGCAGCGTTTTGATTTTATTCAACAAGTCATTAAGTTCAACAAGCTTGATGCACGTTTAGATTCCATTTGGGATCGATTTCTGACGTACGGGAAGGGCCTCTTTTATATCCGACCTACTAAAAAGACATACCGTCTTTACTGGTTCGACAAAGATTCTTATCGAACTTACTACTCTCCTGATGGTGAGTTAGAAGAAGTCATCATCATTTATCCCTATAAGGTTAAATCCAGTAAGGGTTTTCAGGGTGTTGGACTAAGTACAGATAAACGGTATATGCGTCTTCGCATTACTGCAACTGAGATCGAAGAGTTTCACAGTGAACAAGAGATCTCTTTCGATATGCCTTCCTTGGAGTATGGCATCTTCGACAAGAAAACCGTGGTTAACTCCATGGAGTTCATTCCTTGCGTCGAAGTTTTTAACAATCCTGACGCCTTTGGTACTGACGGCAGCGGTGAGTTTGAGTGGCTTGCGAATCAGATCATCGCCCACGATGAGATGGTTAAAAACATTCGCGCAAACCTCTCATTCTTCGGTAATCCGACGTTACTTTCTTCTCGTCCAAAACAGGACATCGTTGAGAGCGCTGACACTGATCCTGCACAGCGGCCCAGCATTTCGAGTCAATCTGGATTCCAATCAGATTTCTTCCTGTCCAGCTCTACTTACAAGCAGGACAACGTAACTAGACAGCAGCCTGGCTATATCGGGAGGCCGGGTTCTGGCATGCGCGTGCCTAGGGTTATCGCAAACTTGGAGCCAACTGATCGTGTCGGCTTCATTACGCCGAATGCTGTCAGTACAGATCAATCTCGTTACTCGGAACAGCTTCGTAGTGAGATCCGATTAGCGTTAGGTGGTATTGATGATCTGAGCATTACGAACGTCACGGCAACTGAGATCAAGTCTGCCTACGGTCGCGTCAGTGCCACAGCCAAGAAGAAGTGTTTAATGCTGTACACGTATGGCATCTGCAAGTGTCTTGAATTAATGATTTTCCAGGAAGAGCAGATCTTCCGGAAGTCACTTGCTTACGCTTCGGGAATTAAATACCCAACGCCGCCAGAAGACCCACAGGATGAAGCGGCTCAACAGAAGTACGAGAAACAGAAAGCTACTTACGAGAAGAAATTACAAAAGGCGATTGATCAAGCAATTGAAACAAAAGAAGTCCCTGACGGTGTTCTTGGACTTGCTCCAGACGGTGATCGAACAATCGCCTGGCGCTGGATGGGTCCTGTGTATGAAGATACTGCACAGGATAAATTAAACCAGTCTATCTTTACCCGAAACCTACAGGAATTAGGGGTTGATAGCATTGAAGCACTGAAGTATTTATTCCCTTCAAAAACGGATGACGAAATCGCGGGCATGCTCTCCGGTTTCCCATTCCGAATGGTAGGGGAAGTACAGAGGGCCTACTCCGCATTTATTGATCTCGTCAATCAAGAAATGCGGACTCCACATCCGCAGCAACCGAATTTACCGATGGCTGCGGATCCGAGACTTGATCTCACTCCCTTCCTTTACCGAACACTCGAAAGCCTACAAAAAGAGGTAACCTATGCAGGCCGATACCGCAATGCCGACCCAATCGGCACCCCAAGTATCCCCGACCCAGCCGATCAGCTACGGGGCTCCGGTGGCGCAGACGGCGGCACAAGCTCCGGCGGTTTCAACCAATTCCCAATGGGTGGCACCTTACCAGCAAGCGGTGGCCCCAGCCCCGCAAATGCAGGCCCAGATGGGGGTGAGCGGCTACCCCTCAGCCCCTACAGTGTCGCCGTACCAAGCACCCCAGGCGCCCCAACAAGCGGAGAATCCGTACAAGGAGGCGTTCAACAAGGTGGTAGGGCTCCTGAGTTCGCCCGTCCAATTCCCGTTCCAGGGTCAACAGTCAGCGCCGAGTCAACAGGCCGCCCAGGTCAACTACGCTTCCCAGCAAATTCCCCAGTACAACAGCGCGGGGATGCTGACCTCTATGCCTTCGAGCAACAGCAACCAGGCATACTCCAACGACTCTTCCCAAACTTCGCTGGAGATCAGCCCCCAGCAGCTCCGCGCCAACGGGGTAAGCGAAGCAAGTCTTGAGGTCATTGACTATTTCGGTCCTGACGTTCCCGCCATCCTCAACAACTACGCCTGTCAGCTTGAGGATGCGCTGATCACCACCAACAGCCAGCTGATTGAAGCCGTCAATCTCCTTCAGGAGCTGTCGAATGAGCACAAAGCTTATGAGACCATCCTGACTGATCCTGACGTTCTCGCTGATTACACCTGCGAGTTCTTCGGCGAGAACGGTCCTTATCCAATCCCTGATGAGGAGATTGGATATGCTCGTCCCCAGGCTCAAGCCGTGGGTCAGCAGTTCCAGCGCCCGGTGGCTCCTCAGCGCCCCGAGATGCCCGTTCCCCCGCAGCCCCAAGCTCAGGGCAACCCCACTGAGTTCTGGAATAGCTTCGGCTCCGTTGCTGAGCGCGATCCCGCCAACGCCTGGCGCTATCTGAACATGGCTTCTCCTGATGCCTTCCGTCAGAAGCTCCTGGTGATGGAGTGATTTAGTTAATACACTGAATGTAAAATAAGGGGTAGTAAAGCTGCCCCTTTTTTATTAGAGATTGCTATGGCGTCTAAAAAAGCGAGTGCCAGGGACCGGGCTGATGAATTTTTAGCCGCGATTGGTACTGCAGGCGGACCAATCGGTGCTCCTGGCCTTGTTTCTTTTGGCGCTGGTGACATGATTCGTCAGCTCCAGTCTGGAAACATGGACGAGTATTCCGCCATTCGTGCATTGAACGGCGGCCCTACAGTTGGCAATCCGAATGCTCCACAGCCACGAATGCCTCAGGATTTGGATTCGGCTTATTTAAAACTGAATCTTCCGGGGTCTCCCCTTCCTCGTAATGGTCTGCTCTCACCTCAATTCCAGAAGGCTGCTGAATCAATTCAGAATCAGCTGATCAATCAAGAGCAGTACGCAATGCTTCCCATGATGCCTCCTACCGGTCAGTTGCCGATGGGCATCCAACCTCCCATGCCACAGAAAAAAGGACGCAACTGATGGACAAATCCAAAGCCAAAAAAGCCGTTAAAAAATCTGCGAAGCGTAAAAAGCAAGCAGAAGCTGAGAATGCACAAGCTCTTCTAGCTTTACAGGCAGCCAGCAGTGGAGCACTTGACCCTGAAATTCAAGCAGCTCAAATTGATATGCAACCAGTTGCGGTGAATCCTTACCGTGAGTTGGGCTCGATGGCTCCAATGCAATACACACCTGGCAACATGCTGGCAGGTTACAACTACCCGGTAATGGTTAAGCCGTAGACTTAATAATCCGAGTTGATGAAGTAATCTTATAATTCTACCAATGGGACAGAAGTTCCCAGATTTCCGGGTGATTTTTTGTCACCATTCAGGGATCTTCTGGATCTCCGGTGTCAGCTAAACCTACGCTGAAGAACCACAATGTTTATTGATAACGACTTTCCCAAGCTGTTGGGTGCGGAGCTGTACCGCCCCCATCCGGCTTATATCGTGGAAATGGCTTGCGAGCCTGTAGTTGTCCACGACTTCACCAAACAGCCGGGTCAAACCGTTCAGCTCGATCGCTATCGTTTCTGGGGCAACCCTGGCACGAAGACCAACCGTGAGCGTACCCAGGATCAAACCATCGGTACCGCTAACAGCCGGTCGATCGTGAAGGACAAGGTGCTGGTGTCTCTCCGTGAGTACACCGGTCCTGCAGATCCGAACAACGCCAACCTCCCGAGCACCTTCAAGATTGCTCGTGAGACTCTGATGACCGCTCAGCGTCTGCTGCTGGACACCGGGAACCTCAACATGTTCCACCAGTCCATCGGTTCTCTGACCCTGCTCGACGACTATCGTCGTTGGCGCGACCGCGTGTTCCTGGACGAGCTGTTCAAGTCTGAGTCTCGTGGTGCCGCTTCGGACACCCAAGGTGGTTACTACTACCCCAACGGTAAGACCAAGTCCGGTACCACCACTCTGAACTCCTACAGCGCTACCGAATACGCTTCTGAGCGCTTCAAGTTCAACGTGAAGACCGACCTCCTCGAGGTGGTCAAGCAACTGCGTAAGCGTAACGTTCCTGTGTTCGCTGACGGTTACTACCGTTGTATCGCCGATCCTTCCTTCATGAAGGACCTGCGTGCTGACCAGGGCTTCCGTGAAGTGGCTCGCTACCCTGGCATGGGTCAGCCTAACCCCCTGATGGGCATGATGGCTCCCAACGCTGCTCTGTATGGTGGCGGTCAGTACGGTCAGGCTCAGTTCGTCGCTGGCGAGCCTGTGATGCCTTCTGGCTTCGTGTTTGAAGGCGTGCGCTTCTTCGAATCCACCAACTTCCCCGACAAGAACATCTCTGTCGATATTGGTAGTGGTGGCGGTGCTGCGACTCGCACCACTCCTGCTGGTCTGTTCTTCGGCCCTCAGGCTGTGGGCGTGGGTATCGGTGGCCCGAACGCTCAAGTTCTCATCAACAACAACGACGACTTCAGCCGCTTTATCATTCTGATTTGGCAGCTGTACGCTGGCTTCGCGAACCTGAACAAGGACTTCGTGACCACTGCCTTTACCATCGTAGAGTGATAAAGGAGGTAACTAACTAATGGCTGCTTACAAAGAAGAAGCCGGTGCTATTCTCCAGCCCGGTAATCAGATCAACCGCCTTTCCTCCTACAACACCGAAGGTGTGTACGGCTGGCCTGGCGTGGAAGCTTTCGAGCTGATTGGCTACGTCAAGATTGATAACCTTTCTGCCGACAAAGCCTCTTACAAGAGCTTCGACATCATCGTGCCCTCTCCCGATCGTCGTACCGATGATCGTGTGCGCGATAACCGCACTTCCCTCGTGGTGCAAGCCAGCTCGGCTCGTCCTGCATACGTCTACGGCGCTTCTATCGCTGTGGCCCAGGATATCCCTGCTGGTGGCCTCGCTGGCTTCCCTGCTTCGCCTGTGACCGCCGATATCGGTGGCACCAGCACTGAGGGTCTGCTGCTCGGTCCTAACAACGCTGGTGCTCCATTCGGTGTGCCTGCAACTCAAGCCAATGGTCTGGCTGCTGCCAGCTCGATCATCTCTGCAACCAGCTCGCTGTTTGCTCAGGGCTTGAGCGACACCACCGTGGCTGACCTGCCCTTCTGGACCGCCGTTACCACTGCTGGTATCGACGACCAGGATGCAGCGAACTCCATGTTCTACAAGGTCACTGCTGACACCACCTTCAAGGTGTTCAACGTGAATGGCGTCACCTCCACCACCGTGGATGGCGACGGTGTGTTCATCAGCCAGGCTGATAAGGATGCTGGTAAGGCCGGCTACATCATCTGCCGCGTGAACTACCTGCGCCCCGCAGCCGCCGTGGTCTGGGAAGACATCAATGAGTTCATTGATTTCGCTTCTCAGGTTGGTGGTACTGATAGCTGATAACGCTACAAATAAAGGACGGGCTCTTCGGAGCCCGTTTTTTTATGCCTTCTTGAAGTTGTGGGTGTAGTTTGTTAGGCTAAGCAGAGACAATAATTACACAGATGCTGTACCAATACCGTGTCACTGGTGGTCTAGTGGAGATGGTGTCAAAGCATGGTGACGGAATCGTCATGTGCCTTGACTCTCAAGATGAAGTCCTTTACGTCGAGGAAGCGGATTTAATTCCGCATCTTGAGGCAACTACCGAGCAGATTAAAACTGAGGAACGGTTGACGGCTCAACTGCAGGCGGAAGGTGTTAATCCCGCTAAGCCAACAAAGAAGGAGACCTTTCCCCTTGATACCCGGCTTAACATCAATACTGCCAGCGCACGTCAGATTGCCGATGCCCTCCCTGGAGTCGGCCTGAAAACTGCACGTGACATCAAGGATCTGCAGCTTTCTTTGCCTACGGAGAAGTTTCAACGCCTTGAGCAATTGAAGTCTATTAAGCGTGTTGATTGGGACGAGATTTTTAAGGACAACTTAGTACGTGTCGAGTGATAATTTGCGCGTGCTAGTGTGTTACTGGGTACATCTAGGCCTCATGTACCCGTAACGCATTCTTCTGAGTAATGCAACTCGATAATTTCCTCAAATCCAAGGTTCGCTGGCACCTAGGCTATAACACCACGTCTATTCCGGCAGGTGACCTGGCGCGTCTTGAGGAAGCTGTCAACAACATCCAAGATTCGTTCTGGTATTCGAAAATTGTCGAACAGATCAATCGGTGCGACGAAGCTGAAAAACGCACCGATATGACTGGCAGCGTGAATAATAATACTGTTCCTCGTAGTCGTATTGAGAGTATTGCCGGTGACGTTGACCGTACGATTGCAACTTCAGATTTTAGGGACACGCTGAAAACATGGACGGCAATTTACATATACGAGACGGATCGATTAGCCCTACATCTTTATGTCCCCAATTATCGAAATCCCGAGCAAGCTCGGTATCGATTCAACCGGGAAGGTTCTGAATTCATTCAAGCGCTTCCTGGTCCTGCCGATGTTGCTGTCGGTACTCGGCTCATGTTTGCAACCAACTTCCGCTGATGCAGTAACGAGGTATAAGAACGTGGCACAACTCAAAGCTCAAGAAATCGCATCTCTGCTTCAGCAACAGGGATTTGATAAAGAAAAGATCCCTACGATGACTGCCATTGCTTTGGCGGAATCAGGTGGCCGTCCACAAGCTTTTAATCCCCGTGGCTTAGATAAATCGTACGGTTTATTCCAAGTGAACATGTACGGTGGGCTTGGTCCAGCGCGGATGAAGCAATTTGGTTTAAAAAGCGAACAAGAGCTTTTTGATCCTGCGACAAACGTACGTGCCGCTAAGGGCATATTAGGTAGCCAAGGTCTCGGCGCTTGGTCTGTCTATAAAAGCGGCAAATACAAAGAGTTTCTTCCTCAAGCTCAACAAGCGGTTCAACAACTAGGACAGCAGCAACCGACGCAAAAGCCTGAACGAGTTGCAGCAGGTCCGAAAGGAAATACGTACATCATTTATGGTGAAGATCCAGGACTTGATTTTTTACGCGGTTATACAGATAAGTTCAAGCCAGGATTCGATGGCTTACAGAATTTAGCTTCTTTAGTGGAACGTGCACCGAAGAAGATTGACACTGGCTTCGATCCTGTGTCTGTTTTGACACAGGCAATGTTCCAAACTCCTAACTACCTTGGAGGAGAACAGTAGTGACTTCACGGCTGGACGTAGGTTACGTTGCTGCCCCTGGTGAGGATATTTTCCCCACCACAGGACCGCACCTGGATGTCCGTGTACTAAAGGACGGTAAGTATATTGATCCAGGTACTATACGCTCACTTCTAACCCGATTGAAGGTAGGTAAAGAGCAGAAGGCACTTTGGCAGCAACAGGGAGAGGAATGGAAGCCAAGCTTCACAATTACTTCTCCCTTCGGCAAACGTACAGCCCCAACAGCTGGAGCCTCGACTCAACACATGGGGCAAGATTATGCAATCGCCGCTAAGACTCCACTGACTTGGGAAGGTCCAGGCACATTCACCCCTGGGAAAGGCTACGGTACGATTAAAACTACGGATATTGAGGGTAAGCCTTACGAGATTCGTCTTCTCCATACGAAAGGAGGTAAGCCAGCAGAATCCGTAGCTCAATCTCCTCCGCAAGCATCTACTCAAGGCGGAGATACTTATATTTACGTTATGGGTGGACGTAAAAAGAAAGAAGAGGAGCCAGGGGCTGATTTCCTTTCGTCTTATATTCAAAATTCTTTAATCTCTCAGCAGCCGCAGATTAAATCAATGATTGATCCTGCTGCACTTCTAACTTCGGCATTTGGCCAAAATCAACAATTAATGACTTGAGCTTTTTGTGCTAGGATTTTAAAAATCCGAAAGGCGCATGCTTAAGACCTGTAAAGAATGTAAGAAAGCGCTGCCTTACGACCTTTTTCATTCAAAAGGTAAAACTAAGACCGGTGCTGTAAGACGCGATACCGTTTGCAGAAACTGTAAATCCAGTGTTCACGTCCGTCTGGTAGAACTGTACGGTACCTCAGGGAAAAAGGAATGTAGTGCGTGCAAAAGAATTCTTCAGTGGGATCAGTTCTCTTATCGCGTTCAAGACGGGAAGAGGTACTTAAGGTCTAAATGCAAAGAATGCTCTTCCCGCGCATGGGGTAAATGGGTTGATTTACACCCGGAATACAAGGACAAAAAACTTGAATCAGACAGAAAGTGTCACGAGGACTATAAAAAATATCACCGACATGGAATAACTAAAGATCAGTATGAGGTTATGCTCGAGGCCCAAAACGGTGCCTGTGCAATTTGCTGTACGCCACCAAAGCCAACTCAAGGTTTAGTCGTCGACCACAACCATGAAACTGGAGATGTGCGCGGACTCTTATGCAGAAACTGTAACCGGGGAATTGGATTATTGGGTGATAGCATAATTACATTGGAAAACTCTTTAAATTATCTGAAAACCAGAGGTAGTTATGGCTGAAAACAAAGGGCGCTATACCAAACCTGATCTTCGTGAACGACTGAAACAGCAGATCATGCGTGGGTCCAAAGGTGGCAAGAGTGGAGAGTGGTCGTAGCCGTAAGGCTAACTAATTTATTCGGCTAGGAAAGCACAACTACTCGCCCAGGCGTACAAAAAACGAGGTGGTGGTTACAGGGGTGAAGAAACCGAAGGTCAGGAGTCACTGAAGCGCTGGGGTGAACAAGAGTGGATGACCAAAGAAGAATACGAGAAGAAGAACAAGTAGGACTAGAATTTACTACAGAGCACAAAACAAAATGTCCGTTAACACTACTTTTTCAGATACAATTTTTAACGTTGGGACAGCGCTGACCGCTCCCGGCAACGGAAACACAATTCAAGTTGCAGAGAATAATCTTTTTTCTACTTCTAACTACACCCTCATTACTATCGTTGCTTCGATTAACACGAGTGTTAACGTCTCTCTTGAGGGCAGCATTGATGGTACTAACTTCGCGCCTATTATTGCCAGTACGCAATACACCGCCAATGGTACCTATAGCCTCAGTGTTTCCGGACGCCCTGTAAAATTCATTCGCCCAGTATTTGTCTCTGAAGCTGGTGGCACTGCTGCTACGGTTACCTTTCATGTTGCGGCTGCATAGTGATAAATCCCAAGGCATCGATTCTTCTCAATAAGACTGTTACAGCGGTTGGTCCCTCCTGCCCTAAAGCGACGCTTGATGTTGAAGAGAATGCCAAGAATCGTAACTGGACCATTGATCATTTCGCGTACGGCCCACTGAATCCTGATTATCCCGATCCAGGATTTTGGGAAAGAAAAGCAGAGCTTTGGAATTCAGATGTAGAAACTGTACAAACAGCACGGTGTGGTAATTGTGCCGCTTTTGATCAATCGAATAAAATCTTGGAGTGCATCCTAGAAGGAATCAACGAGAAGCAAGCCGCAAATCCGATGGATGTTTTGGAGCGTGCTGATCTCGGTTATTGTCAGTTGTTTAAATTTAAGTGTGCCAGTGCCCGCACCTGTGATGCTTGGCTTTATGGTGGTCCGATCAAAGAGGAATGATGGCCGATAAAGCTATTGAGCCAGGCAAGAAGAGTACTGAGCGGTATTTACCACGGGAGGCCTGGGCGCAGTTATCCCCTGAGGAGCGTGAACGCACAGACGAGAAAAAACAGCGGGAATCGCGTAAAGGAAAACAGTTTGTTCCTAATACAGAGCGTGCTCGTAAGGCACGTCGAGCAGTGGATTTAGCCTCCAGGAGGAAACAACGTGGTTAAGCCGACAACGAAGCTTGGCTATTACTATGGACTGAATTACGACAAAGAGCCTGCGGATCGCCCGAGCTATTCTGGCAGTGATAAATTTGCGCAGAGTCGGGAACCGCGCCGTAAGGCTGGAAGTGCACTAGGGATAGACTTAGTATCAGGCACTGGACAACCGCCTACGCTACCACCTCCTTATATTGGTGGTGCCGAACTCCGCAATTTAGATATCAGCGGAACCTGACATGACCAAGAAAAAAGCTATGCCTCCCGAGCTACTTGCTCACTTCAAAAAGAAGAACGAGGAAGTAAATGACTCCGACGAAAAAGAAGGTAGCGACAAAGAGCGTCGTCGTGTTGCTGTGAAGAAAGCCCGCGTTAGACTAGAGAAAAGTAAGCGAGGGAAGCGCGATGACGAAGAAGAAAAAGCTGGTAAAGGAAGCACTAAAGCGTCCTGAGCTCTATTCTCCTGCAGAGATACAGTATTTCCGGCTTTGGTTGTTAGATAAGAAAAAACAAAAAGCAGCTAAAAAGGCAGCTGCGCTACAATAAATTCAACTGCGTCTAGGTAAAAGAATTGTCCTCCTCCTCAAGTAACAAGCAGCCGGCAATGGTTGACAGGCCGGCAACGTCATCCACCCTGGTGACTGTTGCTTCTGGCCAAGCGTTCTCAACCAGCCTGGTACCAACTGCCGTTGGTAACGCAACTAAAGTCTTTGATGTTGATTCGGCATTGACTGATACGTCAATCAGCGGTGCTTACATCGATGAGATTTGGTTGCAATACTCGAAGCGTAATACGGAATTTATCGACGCAGCGGCTGCTACCAGTGGCACGTACTCCGCAAATGGCACTGATGTCGTCGTCACGATTTCTGGGGGACATAACGTTCAGGTCGGGCAGAAAGTTTATCTCGATTTCACATCGTACAGCTCTGGTTCAGTTCCTATTGATCAGGCCGTAACTATTACCGCAGTCACCCCAACGACTTTCACGGGAACGATTCCCAGCGTGTCTGGCCCGATCACTGGTAACGTAAGCTGTCGTTTACCGATCGATGTGTGTTTCTATCTTATCAGCACTGGCACGATCACAAACACTAATCAATTTTTTCCTCTGTTTGTTGCCAGTGTTCCAGCAACTTACGAGAATCAGTTCTATAGTCTGACGCTCAATAACGTTCTTCCGCTGATCAATCACCCCGTCGTGCAGGCTGGTGCTAATTTTGCGAGCACTAACAGCACCACATCACCTAAAATGCGCGGTCTGATGCTGCAACGTGGCCAAGCGTTATATGCTGCCGTTTCAGGTTCTACGTCATTGACGAATGGTTTTTACGTAGGCGTCCAGGGCGGCTACTATTGATCGAGAGCCATGCCTTTTAGTGCTGGCGGCTTTAATCCTCCATCAAAGAAAAGTTTTAATGGGGCTAATTTCGGAAAATTCCCGGAAGAAAACCCATTTAAAGCTGTGCCAGATTACGCGAAGGAAACACAGAAGTTTCAATTTCTTCCGCAGAATCCAAAATTAATGAGTCGTATTCGTTTTTACGATTATGACTCCCTTTGGACTAGATGGAGACGCGGTTATGAGTTATACACCATCACACAAAGTGTACTCGGTTCATTTGCAAATGAGCGGCGTTCGCGAGGGGATTTCAGAATGTATTGCACATTCCAGCAATTCCCAGGTGTTTTTATCCCGGCGCGTGTTTTTACGTTTCCAAGTACAGATAGAGAGATTAAGGAGCAAATTGTTGGCATGCGTGATGCCAATGGTTTCAACTTCTACAACTTTGGTCTTCCAATTCTTGCTGTACGTTATCTAGGCCCTTCTGTAACCGCCCCTTATTCGCAGTCAGGTACAACTGTAACTATTACCAAAAGCAATCACGGGCTATTTGTTGGAGAAAGCGTTTATCTTGATTATCAGACTGGAGCAGCCGTTGATGAAACGTTGACTATTATTAGCGTAACTCAAAATACGTTTACTGTCACAGCGACTAACCCTTTCACGACAAGTGGAAATGTAATTTATTATCTTTCTACTACATTTGCTGATACGCGTTGGACTACTACTCGTGTGCGTCTACGCTCAATACCAACGCCAGTCCGTTTCTTTGCCGGTGAGCGGTTGGTAGACCGCATAGTTGAGCGCGACCCTGGGATTTTCAGTACGTATTCCAGAACTGGTTCTACGGTTACGGTTAACTGTACTGCTGCTCACGGGCTCGCTACGGGGAATAGAATCTTCGTTGCTGTAACCTCTGGACTAGTTTCATCCGGGCAATATGATATAACTGTCACTAGTCCCACACAGTTAACTTTTACGACGATCGATAGTGGTTCAACAAGTGGTAACTTGATCGTTAACAGATTAATCCCTGGTTTTAGGTACGACGATTACGTTGGTTATACCGTTACAGGTGTAGATACTTCTACGAACGAAATCATATTCCAACGTGGTGATAGCTATGGCACACGCCTTGTAAATACTAGATATGTCACAGATGTTCCCGCATCTCGTGGTTTTGCGGTGGGAAGATTTTTGACTACGGATTTACGGTGGCAGTGTTCTTGCTCGGACTTCATGCGCCGGGACAGTTATGATTTATACAGCGATAAAACATCGAAACGTTTTCCTGTAACAGCAATAACATCTACGAAGCCCGGAGAAACTCAGAATGCTGACAATACGATTGATGAGATTCGAGACAGCCCTGGCCTATTCTCCGATCTGGGCTATACAGTTACCGGCAATTTTTATCAGCTTCCGGATTATCAAGATAAGACGGATTTTTCATACCCTAATTTGTTTTATCACCAAATTCGTTGGTGTAAACATATTTATGCGGCTATGTTCTCAATCCTTCATGATGAAGGTAATGAGCCAATTGCTTTAGCTGCCACTTATAGTCAGTCTGGACCAAGCATCACGGTTACAGCTCCGGATCATGGCCTTCTTGCTAACACTCGTATTCAATTAGATTTTACCAGTGGGGATGCCATTTCAGGACAATATACGATAACTAGTGTTCCCGATAGAAATACGTTTACTGTTGTATATCCGTTTAGTGAATCAACAGGTGGTTACGTTACCGTTAGTAATTTGCGTGAACATGATTTTGTTGGATCTTGGATTCTAGAACCGAGTGATAAGCCGATTGGTAACGCTTTAGATAAATTTTACGAGAACTTTAGAAAAGAAAACGAACGTGTATATCAAGCGGCAGAACGCCTTGGAATGATGGAGATGGGTATGAAGTGGACCGGTGGTAAGTCCATTACAGGTTCCCGGAACCAGCCGGAGCAAGTCGCGGATTACGATCCGCAACTCCTCACTATGATGATGACCGATAATATTCGCAGGAATGCGGCAGGCGAGCTAGATCGCAACGGGACTGAACTTAATGCGACAAATCGAATGATTTCGATGATGAGTAAGCTGTTGAACATTCAGCCTACTTTGATCCAAGACACAAAGTTTGGGATGTTGGACGAGCCGTTGGTCAATTACGTTCCTGATTTTGAATTTGGTTTAATTTTTGGGGGTACTTATCTTAATGGCAATCCTGTTGAGCCGGCATCAGCAACAAGCACGATAGACTGTGAAACGTATTCTCCCCTTACAGCACAGGACACCGTTGTAGACGGTGGTTTATACATTAATTCGTAGCCATGGCTGTTCAAATCTTATCCCGTCGTTCCAGCGTATTGCACGATAGGCCATTTCCAATTCGCTTGGGAACCGCTGAGCTCGCCATCAACAACAATCCAGGCGATCCTGGGCTGTATTTTGCAGATAGTACTGTTTCACCTTCCACGGGCCTCATTAAAGTAGGTCCAACTTTTATCGGCACTACGGCACCCAATACCCCTGCAGCTGGCTTCACGTTGAATAGTCGTGGAGAGTCTTGGCTCGATACATCTAGTACGTATATTTACAAGTTATTTGACGGTACCAGTTGGCAGACACCTAAAGCTGTAGTGTCAAATAGTAACGGCAAACCAGTCAATCCTGTAGATGGGCAGCTTCATTACGATAAGCTGATACCCGGATTATTCATGTATAACGCTGCTACTGCTTCTTGGGTCGCTATTTAACCTCTAGGATGATTCAAGATGTGATCCAAGATGCGATCTAGTTTGGTATGCACTGCCTGCATTTCCCTAAGAAAGTCCTCTTTCAAGACGTAATCATGAATAACACGGTCTTGGAAGTTGTCTAAATCTTTTTCAATTGCTTCGAAACGGCGTTCAAGTTTACGATTAAAATTCGTAAGTGCTCTTGACAAACCAGCAAATGCACCGGCGCTGCCAGAAAGAACAGCTACAATCAATTCTGGCGTCACAAGGCAGATATGTTTTTTATTATTTTAAGATGAAGAAACATCTCAACGCCGCTGATTAGTTGTGTATCTTGGTAAATCGATCACTGAGGAGGCGTTCGGTAAGCAGAGGCTATGCTTGTACATGCTCTTGGTTACATTGAGTAGAATAAATTAGCAGTTAAAGGAACTATGGCCACACAGGTACAGTTTAGGCGCGGGACAACAGGACAGACTGCGACTTTTATTGGCGCCGATGGCGAAGTAACTGTTGACAGCACTAAAAAAACTTGTGTTGTTCACGACGCATTTCAGGCGGGTGGATTCCCACTTCTCAGAGAAGATGGCACGAATTCTTCCTTTTCATTAGGTTCTCTAAGTAGTTGTGCGTTAAAGTTTGCAGGTGATCCTAATACAGGTTTGTACAGCCCTGGACCTGATCAAGTCGCCTTGGTAACTGGTGGTGTTACTAGACTTACAATAGATTCAGCAGGTTCGGTCACAATCCCAGGGAACACAACCATTTCGGGTAGCTTGACCGTTACAGGTTCGCTTAACTCCAGTGACACTCTGGCCCTTATTGTTGCTCTAAGCTGATATGGCAAATACTTTCAAAAACGACACTAAGGCCAGCCTTGTAACTGCTGTCATTACGGATCCAAGCGCAACGGTTGTCACTGCCGGTGGTACAGCAACACTGATTATCTTGAGTGTACTGGCATCTAACAAGACTGGTACGAGTGCTAATGTTGATATTTACATTGACAAATCTACTGGTGATGATGTTTATCTAATCCGCAATGCACCTGTTCCTTCGGGCTCTACACTTGAGATCATCAATGGCAACAAAGTCATTCTTGAATCTGCCGATAAGCTACAAGCTAGGTGTGGAACAGCGTCTGCTGTTGATTTAACAGTCAGCTATCTTGAGCAGACCCCGTAAGGAGGATTGGATAATGGCTTTAACTGAAGTTAATCTGTTCCGGATTGATGGTGATCTTGGCACAATTAGCAACGTACAGATCTCTGCATTAAACGGCGGACCACTGAGTGGCGCTAGGAACCGCATCATCAACGGTGATATGCGGATTGCACAGCGCGGGACTTCTGTTGCACTGGGGACGACACCTACGTACTTTCTGGATCGCTTTGCAGGGCTTTACAGCACTAGCGTCACAGGAACACTGAGCCAGCAGTCCACTGGAGGGTTGGCTGGTTTTACCAACTGCGCTCGTGCTCAGAGAACAAGTGGCCAAACTGCGACTGGTAACTTGTCTGTCATTCAGATTTTAGAAACGCTTAACTGCACCGATTTGGCTGGCGGCTCGGTAACACTTTCGTTTTGGGCTAGGGCTGGTGCAAACTATTCAGCAACCGGCAGTGGGCTGACTGCCGCCGTTTACACGGGAACCGGAACAGACCAGTCTGCAAGTTCTTTTATGAGTGGATCTTGGACAGGACAGACTGCAATCATCAATAGTGGTGCTACGTTGACGACTTCTTGGCAGAAGTTCACGCTTACCGGGTCTGTCGGCGCATCCGCTACGCAACTTGGCGTCATTTTCCAAGGTAGTCTAACCGGTACTGCAGGAGCCAACGATTTCTTTGAGATCACGGGCGTCCAGCTCGAACCAGGAACCGTCGCCACCCCGTTTGAACGTAGGAGCTACGGGCAGGAGCTGGCGTTGTGTCAGAGGTATTGCTGGGTTTTTGGTAATAGTGATAACGCTCCCTTTGGCAGCGGATACGAAACTGCTACCATTGGAAAAACTTCAGCCGCGCTGCCTGTAGCAATGCGGGCTACGCCAACTTTTTCTAGCACTGCAGCAAACACGTTTGCAATTATGGATTCTGGATCATCTGGTCGTTCCGGCACAGCTATAGTTTTAGATTTGGCCAGCCCCACTGCTGTTGCCGTGAACTTAAGTTGCTCAGGCACTACCGCCAACGCTGGGTGCATACTTCGCACGGCAAGCGCAACAGCGACGATGACGTTTAACGCCGAGCTGTAACCCATGACCTACCAACTCACCACAGGCGACATCATCCTTCGCCTTTCTGATAACGCCTTCATCCCCCCTGACCCCGCCAACACCGACTACCAGGCGTACCTTGCTTGGCTCGATGAAGGCAACACCCCCTTGCCTGCACCAGAACCTGAACCCGCCCCAGTGCTCACCACTGAACAGAAGCTAGAAGCGGCTGGGTTGACCGTGGCGGAGCTGAAGGAGTTGTTTGGTCTAATTTAAAGTAGAATAAGACTAAACGGAAAAACACGCTGTGTATATCGGGCAGAGCCTTCAGGTTGCATACCCAAGCTACACCAACATCGATGACATCAGTGGTTCTTTTAATGGTGTAACCACTTCATTTGCGCTGACTGTTGGGGGTGTTGCCCCAGTTCCTGCGCCGCTGAGTTCTAATCAATGCATGATCTCAGTCGGCGGCGTTGTACAACGTCCTGATGATACTGGCGCAGAAGGTTTTCGTTTGAGTGGCGGCAGTATTGTTTTTAGTTCTGCGCCTAACACAGGAGAGGACTTCTTCGGCGTAATACTCGCCGGTGCTGATTACATTAACGTTGGCGCTAATTTCCCTAGCGGTTCTGCTTCTACGCCTAGCATTACGTTCGATACAGATTTGGATACAGGTATTTATAACCCAGCGTCGAATCAGCTTGGTATTGTTACGGCTGGTGTTTCCCGAGCAACTGTTGATTCTAGTGGATCAATCAATATTGACAGTAACACTGTTTATGTTGATGCAATTAATAATCGAGTGGGCATTGGAACTTCGAGCCCAGCTACTTTGTTACATGTGGCGGGAGATGCACAAGTAAATAGCCTTAACGGCGGACCACTGAGTGGCGCCCGCAACCGCATCATCAACGGTGATATGCGGATCAATCAGAGAAACGCAACTCAAACAGTTAATGACGGATCGACCAATTTCTACTCAGTAGATCGCTGGCTCGGTACCGGAGAAGCTACTGATGGTGTTTTTACGCTTGCCTCAAGCACTAGCGCACCGGCTGGTTTTACCAACTCATTGCTGGCGACAGTTACCACTGCAGACGCTTCGATTGGTGCATCTCAGCGATACATCATTGCTCAGCGTATTGAAGGTAATAACGTTTCCGATCTTGCCTGGGGTACTGCTAGTGCAAAAGCGGTTACGCTTTCGTTTTGGGTATTCTCCTCGCTTACCGGAACCTTTGGAGGTGTCGTCAGAAACTCTGCTGGGGATCGCAGCTACCCATTCAGTTATTCAATCAGCGCCGCAAATACTTGGGAGCAAAAAACAGTTTCGATCACCGGGGACACAAGTGGTACTTGGTTGACTGATACCGGCGTTGGTATCAACCTGGCTTTTTCACTTGGCGTTGGTAGCTCATTCAAAGGCACAGCAGGCGCTTGGTCTGGATCATCACTGTGGTCTGTCACTGGTGCTGTTGATCCGATCTCTACCAACGGCTCGACATTCCGCGTCACGGGCGTCCAACTCGAAGCCGGAACCGTCGCCACCCCGTTTGAACGCAGGAGCTACGGGCAGGAGCTGGCGTTGTGTCAGAGGTACTACGAGACCGGCTCTCTTGTGCTGAGCTTTAGCTATACAACTACTTATGGCAACGGCATTTGGTTTTCCTCGAACGTTGGCTTCAATGCAAGTAAGCGCGCATTTCCTACTATTAGTTTTGGGACTCCAACCACCAATACCAATTTTTCCCCTGGAACTTATATCACAAATTGGAACCTTGGAAATCAATATAATAGCTTGCAAGGGTTTGGACCCAGTGTTGGTGGAACTTCGTCACCTCCAACAAGCGGAAGCTACTTTTACACAACCGTAACTTGGGCTGCCTCCATTGAGCTGTAACCAATGACCTACCAACTCACCACCAGCGACACCATCCTTCGCCTTTCTGATAACGCCTTTATCCCCCGAGACCCTGCCAACACCGATTACCAGGCGTATCTCGCTTGGCTCGCTGAAGGCAACACGCCTGAGCCTGCCCCTGAACCCGAACCCGCCCCAGTGCTTACCACTGAACAGAAGTTGAACGCCGCTGGGTTGACCGTGGCGGAACTGAAGGAACTGTTTGGTCTTCTTCAATAAAGTACAATGACTAACTGGCTGTGGCGCTCTATTGTTGGTTGTTCTACAGCCATTCTTGTTGTATCTGTACTTCAGTGGGGTTCTTGCCGGTTCTATGTTCTTCCTACCGTCTGGCCTTGGTATGCCAAATATGTAGGTACAGATCAAAGTGAAAAGATTGATCCTGCGCCTATGGGATGCGTCGATGTCGACTCTCGTACCATTACCGTAATGATGGGAGTACTTACAACGTTGATTAGCTTATCTCGTAACGCTGAATAAATTTGATATGTAAACTGGAAGTAACTACAAAACTTCCATGAAGACATCTCAGGTTGGCGTCGATTTAATTAAACAATTCGAAGGTTTCCGCACTAAAAGCTATTTATGTCCCGCTGGCGTGTGGACAATAGGCTACGGACACACCGGGCCAGATGTAAAAGAAGGTATGGAGGTTAAGGCATCGAGAGCCGAATACCTACTTAAACAGGATCTAATCCGCTTTGAAGACACGATCAATAAGAATGTTACCATCAAGCTCGAGCAGAATCAATTCGACGCTTTGGTCGCGTTTGCCTTTAACGTTGGCGTAAGTGCGTTTACCTCATCTACCCTTATACGCCGTCTCAATTCTGGTGAAGATCCCTGCACTGTCGCTAAAGCGGAACTCCCCCGCTGGGACAAAGCGAACGGCAAACCTCTGGAAGGTTTAAAACGCCGTCGCTCCGCCGAAGTTGAATTATTCTGTAAAGAACCACCGCGACCGAAGACTGGTTTGATTGAAATTACATCTATTCAGCAGACCTGGCTCAAGAAGAAACCGATCCCGTCTTATGAACTACCGAACGACGAGAAGGCCAACGTTTCTGGTGTCCGCACATACCGCAACTGCCATGTCCTAGACCGTAAGGATGGACATACCCTCCTTGAGTTTGGGTTCGGTCTCGGTAACTGGTGGGTGTTCGACAAGCATTGGAAGGGGCTCATCACAGATAACTCGATGCACCCGTATGCCGTCGACGGGGATCTGCGCTACCTTCGTAATTTCCCTTACTTCTACCAACGCGACAACGGCCCAGAGGGCTGGCGTCAGTGCCAGACCAGCAGCATTGCCATGTGTCTGAAGTACATCGATACCCCAGGCATCAACGACGATCTAGATTACCTGAGGATCGTCAACAAATATGGGGATACCACCCACAGAGAGCCACACTTCCGGGCTCTTGCTGAATTAGGAGTTGGTGCTAATTTTATTACAACTGCAGACGCTGACATTGTTAAAGCGCAGATTGACAAAGGACTCCCTGTTGCTGCCGGTATTCTTCATCATGGAACTGCTGCTCGTCCTACTGGCGGCGGGCACTTCGTTGTTATTACTGGATATGATAAAAAAAGTTGGTTAGTTCAGGACCCTTACGGGGAGCTGGATATGGTGAACGGTGGTTGGGAAAAGACAGGCCCTACTGTTGGACGCAATATCCGGTATTCTTACAAGAATTTTGAGGGGCGATTTTGCCCTGGCGGCGGAGCCAGTGGGTGGTGTTGGGTCGGATTTAAATTCCTCAAAAAGTAATCAGTTAGACTCTTAATGCATTTCGATGACCATGTTGGACTTAATCAACGAACTAGAAATCAGCCTTCGAGCACAATTAGACAGCCTAGCCAAAGACATTCGTGCCGCTGAATCCTCATTGATCGCAACCAAGGAAGGTTTCTTGAAAGTTCAAGGAGCCCTTGAAATCCTCAGCATCCTCAAAGAAAAATTGAAAGATGCTGAGGATGAAAATAAACTTGCTGCAGCGATGGGATGAAATGCTAGGGGAACTAAACCGAGGACGCTACCGAGCTCTTGAGTTATTGGCAGATCACATTCGTGAACCATCTCGAGAGCTTCGTCTAGACGCCATTGTCTGTGACGTTTCAGAAGAAGATCTTCGGTGGGTTACCGACCGCATTCGTTACTTTGTCCTCCGTCTTCTCGAGGACGCGGATTACGACCCAGCTGATGAGGAAGAGGATGTTTTTCTACATCACATCGGTTTGACGGACTGAAGCCGCAGGTCTCTGTGCACCTTCCTGTGACAGTTGGAGCACAGGCACTGACATTTGGCGATTTCGTCTAATATCGACTGCCTTCCTCGATCCTTCCACATTTTGGCAACTGAGTACTCCTTCTGAGTCGGATCACGGTGATGCCAATCCAGTGTGACTGGGTCATCTTCACCACAAAGTTCACATTGACGCCCTTCCATCAAGGCTTGATACCACTGGCGTCTAGCTTCACGTGCTCGTTTATTGGCTGCTCGAGTCTTTTCGACGCTCACGCACAGAACTAAGTCTGCGGAAATTTAAACTATGTGAATTTAGATACCACCAGTGGGATTCGAACCCACAAGGGAGAAACTCCCGACGCATTTTAAGTGCGATCCGTAGACCGTTCCGGCATGGTGGCTAGCGCTCGAATATTAGCGGATTGGAGAGATGTGTGCACCCTACAGTTTTGTTATGGATGCATGACAAACCATGTACCTTTGTGCAGATGACCTTTTGGTCAATCTAGTCGCGCTGACCCCAAAACTGGCCCGCCGTCAGTTCCGTCAACACATTTTTGAAGAGTGGGGATGGAAATGTGCTTATTGTGATCAGCAGTTAACAGAGGACACGGCGACAATCGATCACGTCGTGCCCAAACACAAAGGTGGTCAAAACGTAAAAAATAATATGGTTTGCTGTTGCTGTCGTTGCAACAGAAACAAGGGTTCTTTACCTTTATCTGTTTTTTATACAGATGGTAATCCAAATTACTGCGAGCAGAGGCTTGATAAACTAAATAAGTGGATGGAGCAGAGACCCTGCTCAATTAAATTAACTTCGGCGGACTCTGCGGTCCCGTACATATCCAATGATTACTACATCGGCTGGGTCGCGACCTAACGCAAAACAGTTTCTAGAGGGGAAGGTCGAAGATATGATTGTAAAGCTTGGTAAAGAGCGGATCCCTTCCGGTTTTGAGCAGCTGGCGCATGGTGCTATTGCCGATGACATCAAGACAAAGGCAGCTGCTGGTCAAATCGTGGTGTAAAGATGGCAGATCGAGCTAAAGCTAAGCGGCTAGCAAAAGATCGATTACAGTGTAACAAGCCGGTACGTACTCCAGATCATCCAACCAAATCTCACGTTGTAAAAGCGTGCGGAGATGATGTGCCTGGCGGTGAAAAGATAATCCGATTTGGTGAACAAGGAGCCGAAACAGCCGGGAAGCCGAAGGAAGGTGAGTCAGCTAGAATGAAACAAAAGCGTGCCAGCTTCAAAGCGAGGCACGCCAAGAATATTGCCAAGGGCAAAGGATCTGCAGCCTACTGGGCTGATCGCGTAAAATGGTAATTAAAGTGGCAAAGATTAAGGAAGAAGAAGCCAAATCATCTTGTTATTGCCATTTAGTGCAGTGCTTGCGGGACTCCATGCACCTGTACCAGCAGACCCTACTGGTTCACTGGGGCTTAATGGGAGGCAAGTTTTATCAAGTTCACAAGTTGACTGAGGCGATTTATGAAGAAATGCAGGCAGGGATCGACACAATTGCTGAGCATATCCGTTCGTTAAATATTGCCACTCCTAAAACAGTTGAAGACCTTACTTATTCAACGCTGCCTTCTATCCCTTTAGAGGATTGTTTCAACCAAGAGGGGATTATCGCTCAATTGGCGGCCAATCATAATTCGTTGGCCATGCGCTTTGAGGATTTAGCCGCAAAATCAGAGATGATGGGTGATCAACTTACCCTCGATTTAGGTGTAGAAAGAGGTCGGGCACATAAAAAATTCCAATGGCTGTTAAAATCGTTACTAGATTGCAACGGTTAAAAAATGTCGGTACGTCCAGCGCGTTATGATGACGAACTACAACGTCGTGCTGTTTACGACATGGATTTGCAGTTTGAAGATGACGATGAGAATCCGATTGATTTAACTGGTTGGACAGTTGCTTCTCAGCTCTGGAATGTCGATAGAACAGTTAAGTATCTAGATTTTACGGTCACTTATGTAAACAGGCCGAAAGGGCAAGTTAAGTTGAGTTTGACAGATACGCAAACGGCTACGTTGACCGTTGATAAGTGTTACTACGATGTCCTATTGACAAGTCCTGGTGGGATTAAAGATTACTATATTCAGGGGACATTTTACGTATCTGAGGGATATACGTCATGACCCGCATTATTATTACCACGAACTCCAATAAAACCGTTGTCAATGCGGTCAATAGCAAAATTGTCAAGGTAAAAACGGCCGGCCCGCAGGGACCTCCGGGAACCCCTGGCGTCACTGATGGAGATAAAGGCGATATTACCGTCTCAGGAAGCGGTACTAGTTGGCTGATCGATAATGGCGCTGTTACTTATGCCAAAATTCAAAATGTATCCGCAACCGATAAACTATTAGGTCGCAGTAGCTCAGGCGCTGGTATTATCGAGGAAATTACTTGTACATCAGCTGGACGTGCCCTATTAGATGACGTAGATGCAGCAGCTCAGCGAACTACTCTAGGCCTCGGAACGCTTGCGACGCAGAATGGTACTTTTTCTGGTACTAGTAGCGGAACAAATACAGGCGATCAGACTATTACCTTAACTGGAGATGTAACCGGTTCAGGCACTGGTTCATTTGCAGCTACGCTTTCAAATACAGGTGTCACCGCAAATTCTTATACGTATGCGACTGTAACAGTCGACGCTAAAGGCAGGATTACCTCTGCCTCAAGCGGTACTTCTCCTGTTACTTCAGTAGCCGCTACTGGCCCGATCACAAGCAGTGGGGGCACAACGCCGACTATTTCTACCTCCATGTCGACCAACCGGCTCCTCGGTCGGTCTACTGCAGGAACGGGCGTCGCGGAGGAGATCAGTGTTGGTACAGGTTTAAGTCTCTCTGGTGGAACACTATCTTCTAATGTTGTTGGATTAACTGACGGAGACAAAGGCGATATTACTGTTTCCGCATCAGGGGCCACATGGTCGGTAGATAATAGTGCAATTAGCTACGCCAAAATTCAGGACGTATCCGCAACCGATAAACTATTAGGTCGCAGTAGCTCAGGCGCCGGTGTTATCGAGGAGATTACTTGCACATCAGCTGGACGTGCCTTATTAGATGACGTAGATGCAGCAGCTCAGCGAACTACTCTAGGCCTCGGAACTCTTGCG